AATTTGTTGATACTAGATGAGGTGTTCGATTCTAGCCTTGATACAGTAGGCACAGAAGAATTTCTAAAGTTGATACATGAAATGGGAACAGACACAAATGTGTTTGTTATTTCCCACAAAGGAGACCAACTGTTCGACAAGTTCCGTTCGGTCATTAAGTTTGAGAAAAAAGGAAACTTTTCAAGGATTGCAAAATGAATTTCAATGAATATCTGTCCTACCAAAGAAATGTGGTAGACAAAGAGGTACAAGGCTGGTTTTATCCAATTGATATTGTTCTTGTGTATGGCATATTACAAGGTATGCAATTCAATTTGGATGGTGATATTTGTGAGATTGGTGTTGCAAATGGCCGAAGTGCCATTAATATTTGTAATTTTAAAAACACCAAAGATAATTTCTATCTATATGATATCTTTTCCGAAGAACAGAGAGTTATAGCAGATAACAATATTAAAAAGTTTAGTAAAGGTGAAAACCTAATTTGGAAATTAAATGACACAATGGAATTATTCCCAGATGATTTGATATTCAAAGATCAATTAAAGTTTTTACATATTGATGGATGCCATGAACATCCTGTGGTACTAAATGATTTAATTTTATTTGCAGACAAAATGAAAGATTACGGAGTTATTGCTGTAGATGATTTCAATGACTGGGAGTATCCTGGTGTGAACAGTGCCGTGTGTGAATTTATAATGTCGAAATACAATTATAAAAATTGGAGAATATTTACTATTGGTAACAATAAAGCCTTTCTATGTCAAAGGAAATTTCACCAACAGTATCAAGAAAAATTGCTATCTTTCATAAAGAAAGCAATGCCTACAATGTCGTTCAGTGGTTTAGCTATTAGACCAGTGTATGATGAAAATGTTTTGTTGTGTGATTCCCGATCCAAAGTGGTTGATGTGGATGAACTGTACAAAAAATTGTTTGATAAACCAACCATAGGATAAATTATGAACACAGAAGATATTATTTTATATAACACAGAAGAAACGATTAAGGTTGCACCAGCAACTGAAAAGGTTGAAACATTTGATTTAGTGGCACCAGACCATCCAGCTCTATACAAAGTTTTACCTGAATTTAATTTTGAAAATGTACCAATCAATCCAAATAGTTTTGCATCCACTTTGGTGGAAACTTGTAAGAAGTATAATGGTATTGGTCTTTCTGCCAATCAATGTGGTTTTGAATACCGTGTATTTGTTATGGGTTCAGGTGAAGAATATGTGGCATATTTCAATCCAAGAATTATTTCATCAAAAGGTGAAACACACATGGAAGAAGGTTGCCTTTCTTTCCCTTTCCTAAATTTGAGAATCACCAGGCCTGCCGAAGTTGAAGTAGAATATCAAGACTTTACCGGTATTACACGTACCAAAACATTTACTGGTATAACTGCTCGTTGTTTTCTCCATGAGCTTGACCATATGAACGGAATGTTGTATACTAGTCGAGTGAAACCACTGGCGTTACAATTTGGTTTGAAGAAACTAGATAAGATTAGACGCAAGTATTTTAATCCTAAGAATATGAAACAACTGCAAGCAAGAACTTAATGGCAACACCTATAGATTATGTTGATGCTCAATGGGATGTGTGGTCGAGAACCAATGATGCATCCAGATTTGAACATATTGACACAGAGTTATTAAAAGAAACTCTCATTCAAAATTTGACATATGCATCCAAAATGGATGTGCGTGAGTATACCTTATATCAGAAATGGTGTGAAGTACAGGAGAAGTATCCAACACGTACAATTACCACACTGTTTGGTGATGATAAACAGTTGATTGATATAACACAAAACAATTTGGTTGACAAGGTTAAAAAGAATTTCTGGATGCCAGAAGGTCCAGATGACTATGAAAAATTACGTCCTATATTACAGCTATCAAATGGTGCTGGTGCAGAAACCTGGAACACTATTCGTACATTTTCATCTACAATGAAAAACAATAGTAACATTGGCCGCAATCTGTTTTACACCGTAATTGATGGTCAATCAGGAAAATACCTTGGTGTTATTTGTATATCGTCCGACTTCTTGGATTTAACTCCAAGAGATTCTGCAATTGGTTGGCCAAGAGATGTTAAGACGCAACAAGGAATGATTAATCACACGGCCATAGGTTCAACAATTGTACCACTACAGCCGTTAGGATTTAATTATATGGGTGGTAAATTGTTAGCATTATTGTGTCTATCTGATACAGTACAAAATGATTGGAAGGTTCGTTATGGAGATACACTGGTTGGCGTCACTACAACCTCTTTATATGGTAATACCAAGTCTAATGGTCTATCTCAATATGATGGCCTGGAACATTGGAACAAAATGGGATTCTCTAGTGGCTCGGTTGCTTTCGAACCCACTAGGAAGACTATGAAGATGATCTTTGATTGGATCAAAGAAAATCACACTCGTAAATATTTCGAATGGTGGGAAGCCAAGAATCAAAACGGTTTGCCACTTAAACGTGACCATAAGAATCGATCACTAAATTTTGCATATTCTAAATTAGGAATACCAAAAGAATTGATTCGCACTGAGCATCAGAGAGGTATCTATTTTTCACCTCTCTACAATAACACCAATGAATTTCTTAGGAAAGAAATTGGTGATAAAGAACTGGTCAAATCATTTGATACCAGTACCGAAACTTTGGCAAACATTTGGAAAACCAAATATGCCAAAGGACGTATATCAATGTTGAAAAAGAAAAACAATGTATCTTATGAATCATTGTTCTATGATGACTTGATATACCTGTCTTGGGAAGAAACCAAGGCAAAATATCTACCACAAGTTGGCAGATAAAAACATATACCACAAAATATGTTGACACACACACTAAGTAATAGTATAATGTGAATTCTTGCACAACGCAAGTACTTTGTTTAACTTTGTCATTAGGAGATTTATCTTGACTAAACTATCCGCAAAAACCCGTATCCTTAATTTCTTGAACAAGAAAGAGGGATACAACACACTTTCGACCGCACAGGCTCGTGCTCGTTTTGGCATCCAAAACGTTGCCGCACGTATTGATGAACTTCGCCAAGAAGGTCATGTAATTTACACCAACACCAAATCCCGTGGTGATGGTAGCAAAGTTGCCGTGTATCGTGTTGGCACACCAACCAAATCTATGGTTCGTGCTGCTATCAAAGCTGGTTACAGCTTCAGCGCCTAATTAGGTGAATTGTGGGGAGACCACTTCTAGTGGTACTCCCCTTTTTTTATTTTTGGAGAGTAAATGGAAATTTCAATTAAAAAAGAGGAACTTCAAAAGAAAAGTATTTTTGTTGCGACACCAATGTATGGCGGCATGAATCATGGACTGTATGCGAAAGCTTGTCTTGATTTACAAGCTGTTTGTATGCAGTATGGTGTGAGCGTGAAATTTTCATATCTTTTCAATGAGTCCCTAATCACTAGAGCAAGAAATTATCTCGTAGATGAATTTCTAAATCGTTCAGATTGTACACACATGTTGTTCATTGACGCTGACATTCATTTTGATCCTAAAGATGTTATTGCACTTCTGGCTTTGGATAAAGATGTTATTGGTGGCCCTTATCCTAAGAAAGCCATTAAATGGTCTTCTGTTAAGAAAGCTATGACTAAAAATCCAGATATGGATGCTGGAAACTTGGACAAAGTTACAGGCGATTATGTATTTAATCCTGTACGTGGTACTGATAAGTTCTCTGTTTCTGAACCACTTGAGGTTATGGAAATCGGAACTGGTTTTATGATGGTTAAACGTGAAGTGTTTCCTAAATTTGCGGAAGCATTCCCACAGTTGCGTTACAAACCAGATCATGTTGGCCAAGCTCACTTTGACGGTTCACGTTATATCCATGCATACTTTGATACAATGATCGACACCGTAGATTCTGCAACAGGTGGTGGTTCCGACCGTTACCTATCAGAAGATTATATGTTCTGTCAGTTATGGCGCAAGACAGGTGGTTCGATTTGGTTGTGCCCTTGGATGCGTTTGGATCACATTGGAACATATCACTTCAAGGGAGATATGCCTGCCGTAGCAAACTTTGTTGGAGAAATGTGATGATTGTCGGCCTCGTAGGTTTCATTGGTTCGGGTAAAGGTACCGCTGGTGATATTTTAAAAGATGTTGGTTTTAAACAACTTAGTTTTGCCGGTGGTGTCAAAGACATTGCGGCAGTTATGTTTGATTGGCCAAGAGAGTACCTAGAGGGCGACACAAGCACATCCAGAGAGTGGCGGGAACAACCAGATAAATTCTGGTCTAAAAAATTTGGCAAGGATTTTACACCACGATTAGCCCTACAGTTACTTGGTACTGAGGTTGGCCGTGGTATTTTTCATGAAAATTTTTGGGTCGATAGGTTAGAAAGACTTATTGATAGAGAGAAAAATTATGTCATTACCGATGTACGATTTCAAAATGAAATTGATTTTGTGCATAAGAACGGTGGTGTTATGGTTGAAGTCCAGCGTGGTATTACACCACACTGGTATGAAATTGCATCACAAGCAAATAGGGGTTCACATAAAGCCGAAAGTTTTATGTATGAAAATGGTCCACATGAATCTGAATGGAGATGGATAGGTGGTCATATTGACCACACCATTGACAATGATGGTACTGTGGAAGACTTGAAAAATAATTTAATGAAGTGCTTGACTCGTTCTTACGGATCGAATACAATAAGTGAATTGACTGAAGGAGTATCGTAATGAAATTATCGAATGAGACCTTAACGGTTCTTAAAAACTTTGCCAACATTAATCCTGGCATTGAGTTTAAGACTGGTAAGAAATTGACAACCATTTCTGCAACCAAGACTGTCTTGGCAAAAGCTGGAATTAAAGATGACTTTCCACAAGACTTTTGTATCTATGATTTGAACCAATTTTTGTCGGTTCAATCCTTGTACAAAGACGGTGAAATTGATTTCGATAACGAACATGTTATCTTCAAGGTTGGTCGTAAGAAACTAAACTATCGCAAGACTGCAAAGAGCATGATTGTAACTCCACCAGATAAAGATTTAACTCTTCCTTCTATAGATGTTTCTTTCACACTAAAAGAAGATGAATTGGCTTCTGTTCTTAAAACTGCAAGCATTCTACAATCACCAAATATTGCCATCACATCTGATGGTGAAAAGATTTACATTACAACTTGTGATTCGAAAGACAATTCTGCACATACCGATTCAACAGAAATTGCTGATGGTAATGGCAAAAAGTTTAAGGCATTATTCTTAACTGAAAACTTTAAGATGATCGCCGGTACCTATGAGGTACAAATTTCTTCAAAAGGATTATCCTATTTTAGAAATTCAAAAGAAGATATGCAATACTGGATTGCTATCGAAGCTAAAGAATCTGACCTAACTTTTGGAGAATAATATGATTTGGATCACAGAAGCAGCAAGCGGTAACAAGATTGCCGTTAATCCCACATACATTGTGGCAGTGTTCACCATTTCCGAAGGTGACCAAAAAGGTAAAACAGCAATCAATTTAACCAATGGTAATGTTGTTGTTAATGAATCTGATTATGATGTTGTTGGAATGATAGGTGCAAAATGACTAAGGTGAATACACTATTCGGTTCCTTTGATGATGAAGCATTGAAGAAACTCAAAGGTTATGTGGATGAAGCAGTTCACCACATGCACAAGAACGATTCAAACAGTGCTGCAATCAAAGACATTATTGACATTGCATATGATGAGTTGAAGATTCCTAAAAAGATTCTTAAACGCATGGCAAAGACTCAGCACAAAAATTCATTCCAAACTGAAGTTGCAGAGTCTAAAGAGTTTGAAGCACTATACGAAAGTATGGTTGAGGTGAAGTAATGCAACAGTTGGAGATTCAATTCTTTTATCTATTGACGGATCAAAAGACATTGGATTTGGATTTTACTCCAAGTGAACAATGGAATGCAGAACATAGTAAGAAATCGAATATTACTTATGGTGGCAATTTTTTCATTGGTAATGGTGGTACTGGTCTTACTATATCATCGTCATCACCAATGGCAGGTTCTTTTGTTATAAGACCACCTTCTGTGAAAAATGTTGGTAAGTGGGAAATCACAGATTCTATGTTTGTGTATAGACCCACTAAGCCAAATGCAGTCGTAAGATTTTTTGCCAAGTTACTACTTGGTTTTAAATGGCATGACGAAATTTAATTATATTATGGAGAATTTGAATGTCGCAACACATTTTGTGGGTGGAGAAGTATCGTCCTAAAACCATTGAAGATTGTATTCTTCCTGATGGTATCAAGTCAACATTTCAGGAGTATGTAAACCGTAAAGAGATTCCCAATCTCTTGTTGGCGGGTTCTGCTGGTGTCGGTAAAACTACAATTGCAAAGGCTCTCTGTGAAGAAGTCGGTTGTGATTATATTATGATTAACGGTTCAGATGAATCGGGTATCGATGTTCTACGGAACAA